ATTCGTCAGCTTCTTCTTTTTGTTTTTTAAGTGCATTTGTGCCTTTAATATAAGCTGTAATTATATCCCTCGCACCTTCACCATGAATTGCAACAAGAGCATTTATTTCTTGTTGTGTTTGTACTTCTTCTAAATTTCCGTCAAGAGCAGCTTGTGCTAAAGCTCTCTGATTACTTAGTCGATCTATCAATTTACCTTTAGCTTTAACAGAATCCATTTCTGCCTGTTCATAAGCAATAGCTTTTTTTAAATTATCATTTATTAGTTTATTTATTTCCTCTTGTATATCTTTATTTTCTTTTATTGTTTTATTTTTCTTTTCCTCTGCCGCATTTTCTTGAATAACAATGTCTAATCTTTCTTTAATAGGCTTCATTTCGTCCCGTAAAATTGCAAGCCTTCTTTTCGCTGCTTCTACAGTTCTCCGATCATTACTACGATTGAGAATAGCAATTTCTTTTGCCATTTTTATTCCAAGATCAGCTTCTAAGGCTTCTAATTGAGCTTTTTCACCATTTTTAATTGCTTGAGTAACTTTATCTTGTTCATCTTTTTGTTTTATTAATTGTGTAACTATAGCTCCAATTCCTGTTGCAATAGCAACAAATGGAATTGCATTTAAAGCAATAGTAGCTAAACCACCGGCATAAGCTACTTTTAATAAACCAGCACTAACGGCAGCTAATAAAACAGGTATTGCTTTAGCAGCTAAAGCTATTCCAGTAAAGATTAAAGCAGTTTTTCCAATAGGAGATTGAATAAAATTATTAGTAGCCGTTATTAATTCTGTTAATCCTTTTGTAGCTGCGATTAAAGCAGGTTCTAATTGTTTACCTAGCGTTTCTGAAAAATCTCTAAATGCTTCTCCCAAAGAATCTACATTTCCTGCAAAACCTTCAGAAGCAGCTTGTGAAAGGCCATTATAACTTTCTTCCACGATTTGCAAAATCATTGAGTGCGCTTCCGCAGTTTTGTTGGTTTTCATTAATTCTTTTATTACATCCTGTTGTGTTTGTGTAAATGCAATACCTGATCTATTTAAGTTTGATAAATTTCTTTCCGGATCTTGCAATGCTTTGGCTAATTGCATAAATGATGTACTTACATCCACTTGGTTAACCTGAGCAATATCGGCTGCAGCTTGAGCTACTCTTTTGTATGAATTAACACCAATTTTTCTGAAACTTGTTAATAAGTTAAAACCCCTTGTAAATTCTTCTTGATTAAATAAAGTCTGATTCCCTAATTTGTTTGCTGCTTCTTGCAATTCATTTAAAGCAACAGTTCCTGCCCCTAAATTTACTAAACCTTGTCTAAGAATTTCAACATCTCTTTCTCTTGCTGTAAAAGTTCCAATCGCATTGCCTACAGTAGCAAAAGCAGCACCAACAGTAAGTAAAGGTCCAAGAGAAGCAGCTAATGAAGCACCCAAACCTTTTGCTGCAGTAGATGTAGCAGTTAAAGATTTAGTTGCACCGTTTGCATTTTTTGATAATGTTTTAGTCGCTTGAGAAGTTTTATTTAAAGAAGATATTGCATTTCTTGCTTCAACTCTTAAGGTAACATTAGTTTCAGCCACTTAATTTTATGTAAATCTATTTCTTATATATTACCTGTTTTTTGCTCTTTGACGAATTTTTTCTTCTTTTTGATGTTTTAAATCGTAATACGCTGCCCAATAAATAAATTCTTCTTCTGTCATGTTTTTTCTAAGTTCTGTTAGAGTTTTTCCTAATTCAGTAGCGAGAAACAACTCAAAATAAAGCCAGTTATTTCTCCTTAACCTTTTTTTGCTGTATCGACATCTAATTTAATTTCAAATAAAAATAACTCAAGATCATTTAGAATTTTTTCGGGCAACATTCTTTGTAAATCTGGCGCATCGGCTAAAGAAAAAGCTTTTGAACCATCTTCTTTTTGTGCTAATTGACAAAGAAGTTGTGTTGAAATCATCAAAGCATCTTCTGTACCAGCAGATGATTGAGCCCTTTGCCTGTCATATCTAGTGACTGGTGGAAAATATATATCAATTTTTTTACCGTTTGGTAATTCTAATTCATATTTACGTCTGTTAGACATAACATCACTAAAAGCTTCAGTAATGATGTCAACTGTTCTTTTTGTTGTCATAAAAAATGTAATACCTTATTTTAATGTACTATATAGCTGAAGTAATAGCACCATTAGTAATAAAGGTAATATTTATAATCTGAACTTCGCCAAGTGTCGCACCATATTCTGCATTAGTAATAATAATTGCGCAACTGATTTTTTTAGCTGAAGTATTTGAATCAGGAAACAGTTCAATGAGAGCATCTCCTGCATCCCCTGTAACTAAAACATCATCAATAAAAGCTTGATAATCTGAGTTACCAGAAGGGTCGTAAATAAGTTCGGCTGAACCTTCACCAGAAATCAAACCGCCGATAAATGTTTTTGAGGTATCACCTTGAACTGTTGTTTCCATTGTGTCTTTAGTAATAGATAAAGACCAACTTCTAAGGCCAGAAATGTCAGCTTCAGTACCGCCGGCATTTTCAAACATAATTTTACCGACATCACCCTTAATCGCAGCCATAACAAAAAAAAGAATTATTAATAAACAGTTTAACTCTTTTCAGAGTTTTTTACATCTTTTTTAGTATTTTGTTGATTCTCCATATATCTTCTACAACGCCCATCCCAATATGCAGGGTCACGGCGTCCCTTAACAGCTTCTATCGCATCAAGCATTTCTTCAGTAATTTCAAGCTTTGGCATAATTAAAGATCCTCATATATTTCAAATGTAATTCTTATTTGTGTTTGAAATTTACCTTCTGGGCTAGATGTTAAAACTTCTGGTCCAATAGGTGAATCAAAAATAACATTTGAAACTGTAATATTATTGTAAAGGTCTCGCAACCTTTTGCCAATAACATAATTAGCACCGGCACCAATTCCTTCTTCTGTAAATATATTTAACAGCAGTAAACCAACAACACTATTTGTAGAATTTGCAGAACCGCCCATAGTTACGTAACCACCAGAACCAAAACTTGTTTGGCATTGAACAAAAGTATCTTCTGTTGTTGAATCAAAAGACATATTATTAAATACAACAGGAATAACAGGGCTACTTGCTAACTCTGTTGCCAATCTTCCTTCAATAGTTGATCGTACTGTATTTAAATCAGTTGCAGCCATTATATCCTCCTTTTGATTCTGTCGTATTCGTCACTAGCCCATAGTTGTAATTCTTTTGCAATCAACTCTGGAAAACCTTTAACTGTTTGCTGTCTTGTTCTATATCGATTTTTCCAAGAAGGGGGTAGATTTTCGCCATAACATACTGGCTCTGCATAAGGTAAATTATTTGAAATTATCCCTTTTGTAGGGCCTATTTTTGTTTGCCACGCATTTCTAAGAGAGCCTCCTACACCTTTCTCATTTGCTCTTGGCCTAAATACTGGTGTTGCCTTTTTTACTCTAGCTGTCCATTCTAAAGTAGTTGCACGAACAAGATCTTTAACAGCTTCTTCCATTACATCGGGTATTTGATCTAATTTTATTTGTCTAGTCATAGTTACCTCAAGATAAGATCGAAACTTACTGGTGTATTATTTTGCTCATTTGTAATTACTTGAATAATTTTAAATTCAACACTACTTATAACAACTCTATCTTTTGTTGTAGGAACAAAGGTAAGATCACCAGCAGATATAGTAAGCAACTTATCCTGTGACTCAATTAAATTATTTACTTGATTTCTCGAAACATTACTTAAAGCACCTTTAATGGTTGTATCAGATGTAGATTCTGTTATAGCTCCAGTAGTGGTGTTATATGCCCCTGCTGTTACTTTTCTGATAGTTACATCACCACCAAGCTTCTTAAGTGAAGCACTAGCAGCCTTTTTTAGTGCTTTAGCAAGACTCATAATGAATAAGCTATAACCTGACCACTTGCAAGAGTAATACTTGTTATGACTCCACAAACTTCAGATGAAGCTTTCATTGTGATGCCGTTGATAGTTGATGAACCATTTTCTGTGATGTTTTCAGCAACAAAAGTTGCTTCTGCATCCGTTAGACAATGCACCTTACCAAATCTGCCAGTATGGGCATTTGTATCTGTAATAATGATCGCTGCTGGATAGTCGTAGCCGTAGCCCATTTTTAAGACCTCTTGATTTGTAAGTTTGCTCTTCCACCTATTCTAATACCCATTAGATAGTGGTCAACGATTGGTGGAATCCTATCAATGCCCACAGCCCCATAAAATCTAGGGGTTACATTTATATTACCAACACTTACAGCAGCAAAGTCCTCTAAACCGCTTAATTCTAAACCGTTCCTATTATTATTTAGATAAACAGCCAAAATAACTTGCGCGTGTTTTACCCTATCTGGGATTTCGGTATCAAGGTAATAATCAGCAACTAATCTATTTGGAAAGCTTAAACCATACAGATTGGTGTATGTATCAGGCTTCCTTACTCCTGATCTAGGCCATTCCAATGCTTGAGTATCAGCTACCCTAGCTCCTAAAAACTTCTCTCTGTCAATTCTCTGGGCTGCTGTAAAAAGCGCACGATTTTTATTGTCGTTGCTTGAGCCGTCCCAAGCTGCGGTATCATCACTTAGAACTAGCCCCTCAATAAAAGAGTTTGCATCAGCAAGAGTTATGTAAGTGTTTGCGTTAGCACCGCCAACAGTAGCATCAAGAGTTATCGCCATTGGGTTTTACCTTTTGGGTTTTTCGTTTTGGTTTTGGCTTGGATGTGGAAACTGAAGCCACTTTTTGAGCAGCTTCATTCTGTTTCCTCATTCGCTTAAAGGCAAAAATTGCCACTAGCTAGATGCTCCTTTTAAAGCTACAAAATTGATTACAATAGCTTCACTTAAATTTCCAGCAGATACGTTGGAAACTGTGATAGCAAAAGAACCAGCAGCAATAGCATTAGCATTTACCAAATATGAACCAGCAGTTCCAGCAGAACCATGACAAGCCACAACAACGTCAGTTGCTGCGATCTTGCTATTAGTTACTGTGAAAGATACCTCTGTGCCAGCATCAAGCTGTGCATTGTTCATTGTGATTTGTCCTGACTCTGCATTGAGAGTTACACCTGTCGATTTATTGGTGGCCTGAGTTACAGTTCCACCCGCTGTTGGGCCTACTAAAGATCCAGCAGTTACATCAAATAAAGATGGCATGATTAATTACCTCTAGTCGTTATTAGAAACAACGGTAGCGCGAACAATACCGATATTCTTTGTCTCATAGACTTTCGACCAAGAGCCTACAGTTTCTAGTACTGATCTGTTTGGGTTAACTGTTGTCACTGCATACTTCAACCCTACTGGATGATAAATGTAGTGAAGATCAACTGCCATTGCCTCTTCAAGCGCAAGTATATCTCTGTCAGTTTGTGTTCTGATAGGAGCTTGCTCCCCAGTTACTACAGCACCAGCTGTAAACATGAACACCGAGTATTCAGTGGACGAGCCTGACCCTGTTGTTGGAATATCATCCGAAACTATAACTCGGAGTCCCATGAATGTAGGAACAGTTGGACTTCCAAAAGCGTTTTGGATAGAACCACCTGATGCTGTAGCACCGCCACCGTTAATGTCAGCAGCAAGAACAAAATCAACAGCTCTTCTTTCAACCAAGTCATAGTAGCATTTTGAATGCATTGCAATGGTTGTAAGCTTTCCGCCTTGATCGCCTAACAATGACTGAGCCTTTGCAACGTGTCTAGGACTTAACGCTGTTGGTGTATCACTTGATTCAGAATCAATAGTTAAACCAAATAAAGCAGAGTTGCTATCATTTGCGTTAATAGATCCAAAAGCACCAGTTAAGCAAGAATATAGATCTTTCTGTTTCTGGTTGTTTACATAAGCAGCCATTTTTTGAGCAATAGCAGCCATTGGATCAACGCCACCACCAACTGCAAGACTAGCTAAATCTCTTGAACTGAAAGCACGACCTCTGTGTAAAACAGCAGCGATCTGGTTGTCAGCTTGGATTTTTGATGGAGTTAGTGAAGTTGAGTCTGAAAGAACCTCAAAATCTCCTGTTAAATTTGCTTTGTAAAATGGTATCTTCACAAAGTCTCCGCCTCTTTCTGCGGTTAAATTTAATTCAGCCAAAGGTTGCACGACACCACTCTGCAAGAATGAATCTGTATTAGTGGAAGCCTCTATAAGATAGGGCGTGAACACCTCAGGTATAATTAAATCACTACGAACTGTAGCCATTAGAATTTAATTAATATGTTTACCGTCGGGTGCAAACCCTAGCCAGCGCAAACTAGATAAACCTATATTAACCGCTAACTGCGTTTTTGAGCATATTATATTTATTTATATCTGTCCTATACAACCTACTTTGCTCTGTAAGGTTAAAAGATTCCTTTGCAAAAGGGTTTTTTTCAGTTGCAACATACTCAGTTTGTACCTTTGTTGTGGTAGCCCCACCACCTTGTGGTCTTGGGTTCTTCTGTACCCATGAAGGCATTTTTGTCATTGCCCAGTCTTTAACTGGTGTTCTGTTATAACCGTCAACAACTACAACTGTCCCATCTGCTTCTCTTGCAAGCTGGTCTTTGCTTATGCGTGACAGTACATATTGTGGATCGTGTACAACATCAGCAAGCGCTGTTACAGCAGGGGCCTCAACTTCAAGCTGTCTCTGTCTAGCTTCTAGCTCTTGGATCCTTTTGTTCTTTGCCTCCTCAGCATCACGATACTGCTGGGCTTGTTTTGCAATCGCCTCATCATATCTGCCTTTTGCTTCTAATTCTTCTTGTTCTTTTTGTTGTTTAAAAGCAATAAGAGCATTTACATCAACATCAGGTGGTACAGCTTTTGCGGTTTCTTGAGCTTTGACGTATTGATCCATCAATTTTTTATTGTTTGCCTCTAATTTTCTAACGCTTTCCCTCAAAGCTTCAACTTCCGTTACATCAACAGGTGGGTTCGGTTTGATTGGTTCGTCAGCCATAAAATAATTTTAACAATAATTAATATAAATAATACCCTACCATTTAACTTTGTCAGCCCAATATGCTGCGCTCATCTTACCTTTCGCAATATGTTTTGACATTCTTGCCTTAAAACTTTTTTGTCTATCTTTACCTTTTTTTGTTTTAGGGTCTGACCCTGCACCCCTAACTCCTTGTTGACCAAATCTTATTAATCTAATTTTATCGCCTTCTTTAGCTAATACGACATGAGAACTTGTAGGGTGTTTACTTGTCCTTTTAGGTATATTAGTTCCTTTAAGACCATATTTTTTTAGTTTATTCGCAATTTTCTCTTTTTCCGTCATTATTTTTTCTTTTTGGGTGCTGCTCTTAATTCAGACCTTTTTTTCAATACTGCATTTCCAGTAGAATCAGAAATTATCTTAACAATAGGGTCATCTTTACTACCTACCCTTGTAATTTCTCCTCTTGGTGTTTTTATTTTGGCTCTAGTTCCAGCATTTGCGACAACAACTTTACCAAAAGTACGTTTACCAGCGTAAATCCAGCTAACTCTAGATCCTTTATTCATTTTAAGTTTTTTTAGTTTTTTTCTTTACCTTAGGCTTAGCTTCACAGTTCTCAGCTTTGGGTTTAGAGTCCTCGGCCCCTTGAACTTTAAATATATAGCCCATTATTTCTTACCACCTTTTTTTACTTTTTTCTTTTTACCTTTTGGTTTCATTGATCCGTAGTGTGAAGGCATAACAATAAAAGTAACTGTAACTATATTACCTCTTTTTAAGTTTTTTGGCTGTTTGCTGTCCGCCTACTCTCCAAAGTATTTGTTAAGTAACTTAAAATCTTCAGTATCTATAGCATCTGTATATAAACCTTCTATTATCATTTCATACTTTTTTCTGTTGTCCCCTCTAGTTTTTTGCATTGCATCATAAATACGTTTTGGAACTGTTCTGTTTTTTGGAAATTTTGTTGAAAGTTCTAGAGCCTCATCTGGTGTCATAAGTTTTTGATTGCTAAATCTAATGTTTCTTCAACCCATTTATACAGTCGTGGCGCTCTTTCCTGCAACCCCTCTGGGTTAAAAATATACTGAGTGAAAGATTCGGCAAATTGTTCAAAAGGGTTTTTGCGACTATATCTCGTTGGATAAGTCATGCCTTTTAGTTTTTGGAATTGTGAACCTAAATTACCTGCGCCTGCTTGGTAATGTACTTGGTGTCCCATCTCGTGAATTAAAGTTGAGAACCAGTCAATACTTGCGTCCATTGGGTGCGAGTTAGACCATACTTCTTCAATACCCTCCCTTAGTCCTTGTCTGTATCTTTCATAAGCGGTTCCTTTAAATTTACTAAATTTAAAATTATTTTCTAAAGTTTCAGCAGTGCTTTTTTTAATCGCTCTTGCAGCATAAATATTAATTTTCTCAGCACCGTTTCTTAGCCTTGTATGTACCATACCTGAGTTCATGATTGTATATCCGTTGGAGTTACCACTAGCATTTTTAAATAAATAGCTTGTAATTTTATCGTCAAAAAGATCTGTAGTGCGTTCTCCTTGCTTTAGCAACCTTATATTAGTTCTGAACTCTGCATCGTGGCTCCCGATTCTCATGTTGCCAATACCATTCCAACGTCTTTTCCAACCTCTGGCTCCACTTGAAAGCTTTGCGTCATCTAATTTATTAATAAATTCAAATCGTTTTATAACAGTGTTGTTAGAATCCACGAAAGCATCTAAATTTTTTCCAGTTAAAAATCTCTGTTTTAACTCCCCTAAAGTTTTGGTTTTTTCATATTTCATATTGAATTGGTTAACTATGTTTCCCTTCTTCATAAACAAGCGCATTTTTTTAATATTTTTCTGAGTTAAACCACCTACGCTTTCCATACCATCTAAACTTTCTTCTATAAATTGTTGTATATTGGCAGCTTGTGGATTATTTGCTAACCAATCATCAACTCCTTGTGTTGAGAACATGGGAGAATCTTTGAGAGCTGGTGCTTTAACTTTGGGTGCTGTGATGGGCTGAGGTTTGATAGTTTTAGCAACAATATTTTTCTTGCCATAAATTTTTTTTAAAGTTTCTAGAGGTATAGCAGTTCCGTCGCTTCTAATTATTTTTCTCAAAGCTGATTGCCCTCCTATTTTTTCTCCTAACTTTTTAAAAATTTTTACCTTACCTTCGCTGCCTAAAGTTTTTATCTGTAATTTTTTATCTTGTGTAAGTAACCAATCTCCATATTGTGTGCCTTGCGGAACTCTTCCTGTTGCACTAGGTCTGCTGACAACTTTCCCTACTGGTGGCTGTTTCAGATCTTCAAACCCTTCACGCTTGCTTAACCCTTCATAATCAACTATTGGAACAGTAGTAGATCTACAGTTGAAGTGCTGAGGTGGCATAGGGCCTTTATCATATTCAAACTTTCTACCATCAAGCCTCATGCAAACATTGCTGGTCTTACTGTCTAAGGTTGCAACATATTCATATTTTGGTGCGATTTTTTTATTAGCTGCATATACAGCCTGAGACGCTTGATTCTGCACCTGATTGACTGAAGTTCTAACGACTGTCCTTATTTGGTGTGCTGCTAATTTTGCTTGTCCACCAGCTTTAAGGGAGTTGAAGTCTAATTTACCCATCAATTTCCTAGCTATCTGGTTTGATGACTCTCCACTAAAAACACCCGCCCTAATCGTTCGAGCTAACAAATCTTGGTTTTTTGTTGCAATACCCCTAAATGCTTTCTCAACGGTCTCACCATTAGGCAAAGTCATCATCGCGCCTTGCCTAGCAGTTAGCTCAAACTTACCCTGCCCAAACTTAACAAAATCATCTTCAGTAAATTGCTTGCTGGTAAAAATATTAATTTTTGTTGGATCAGTTTTTATGAAAGAAGTTGCATATTTCTGACTAACTGCAACCGAGTTAACTGGTATATTGCCAGACTTAACAACCTTAAGAAGTTCTTTTTCTATAAAACCAGTTTGAATATTGGCATACTCTTGTAACTCTTTTATTATTTGCTTGGTTGCAGTCTTGTTCCACTTGTCCATACTTGCTTTGGACTGCGCAATAATCGCTCTCAACCTGTTTCTTGTCTGTGGTGCTATTACAACCCCTACCGCTGCTTTTTTTTGCCTTATATCTAGTTTTACTAACTGTTCGGCAGCTTCATGTATTACTTTAACGTAATTTTCTATAAATCCATTAGCTACAGAATTACTGAACCTACCAACATCTATAGCTTCTCTGTAAAATACCTCTGGAATACTCATCTATCATTCTTCCCCTGTTTCCTCCTCCTCTTCATCTTCAGGCTCAGGGTCTGGCTCTTCAGGTGGTTCTGACTCTGTTAATCCACCGCTTTGTGTGCCTTCAATCTCTTCCTCTACATCAAAGTCATCACCTAAAACTTCCCCAGCAGAAAGTTGGTTTAATAATGTTTCCTGAGTAATAGTGCCAGCAGTAAACAAAGTTAACAAGCTAGTAATTTCTTGTGGCTGTAATCTGGCAGATACGAAGTCTCTATTAACAAAAGAACTACCAGCATTAGCTTCATTCAAATATTGGCTATGGAATCTCAAACAATTATCTATAAGGTCTTGCATCTGCTGTGCTATTACCATCATTGTGCTGTCATTCTGTGATCTATCTATTTGTTTCGCCTCTGCCGTTTCCCCTACTAACTTCTGTCCTAATACAGCTGCTAGTGATAGTGTGTTTATTTGGTCTTTAATATCTTCAAGCCTTTTGAACTGACTGTCATAACTGTCTCCTGATGGACTAATATATTCCATTCGTGACTCTGGCGGTAAAGATAAAGCCTCGTTAGGTCCTGTAGTTATTTCATCAGCATTGGGATAACCAAAGACAGCAAGAAGTGGTACAGAACTGATATGTAAAATGTTGTCTAGGTCGGATTGGATTTGATAGTGTTTGAGATTGAGTTCTGCTATGTCATAAAGTGGGCTGCGACTTTCGTAGTACCCAACTCTATTTGAATACGCTATAGCAAAAGGTATTTTATCTTTTAAACTCATTTCTCCTTCTTCGTATAGCTCGTATTTATTTTTTTTGTCGTTTTTTCTATGAATTTCATATCTACCCCTTTCAAGTACTCTAATTTGTTTTATTATTTTATCTCCGTA